ATTCGCCATCATTGGTCTAATGTCGATTCTCGTGGTAAGGAAGGTATTGAGAAGATTACTGCTGTTGGTTTTGGGGCGGTAATGATTCGTAGGGAAGTGTTTGAGAAGGTTCCTCAGCCTTGGTTTGATGCAGGATGGGGGCCAACTGGTGTAGTAGGTGAGGATGTTCACTTTTGCGTTAAGGCTGGTGATAATGGTTTTGATACTTACGTGGATCACGAGCTGTCTATGCACATCAAACACGTAGGTACGTATGAGTACGGCTGGGAAGATTTTGAGCAACTAGAGGAATAATATGGCTTTTAGTACATACAGTGAACTAAAGACTACGATAGCTAGTTATTTAGCTCGTAGTGATTTAACGGCTATGATTCCTACGTTCATCCAGTTGGCTGAATTACGTCTGCGTAGAGAACTCAGAACTCGTCAAATGTTGGTTGTAGCTACAGCAAATACGACAGGTGGTGACTCTACCGTAGGATTACCTACTGACTTCCTAGAGATGCGTGATATTCACGTTAATACTAATCCTATAACGACACTAGCTTATAGTGCGCCTAACTCGTTCTATAACTCTTACAGGGCTACAGAATCAGGTAAGCCTACTGAATATACTGTGTTAGCGACAGAGCTTCAATTGTCTCCTATTCCTGACAGCACTTATCAGCTACAAATGCTCTACTACGCACAGCCGTACTTCTTGAGCGATTCGAATCAAGGTAATGTATTCTTAACTAACTTCCCTGATGCGTTGCTGTACGCTGCTTTAGGCGAGGCAGAACCGTATCTAATGAATGACGCAAGATTACAGACTTGGGCTAGTTTGTACGATAGAGCAATATCATCAATAACGATTGCAGACCAGAGTAGTGAGTACAGTGGTCAACCAATGTCAATGAATTACAACGTGAGGTAACAAATGGCTGAATTTTCGAACTATTTAGAAAACGCTCTAATTAACGCTACCTTGCGTAATACGAGCTACACAAGTCCTGCTGCTGTTTACGTAGGTCTTTATACGTCTGATCCTACTGATGCCAATACTGGTACTGAAGTATCTGGTGGTTCTTATACACGTACTGCGGTAACGATGGGTGCGCCTAGTAACGGTGTATCTACGAATACTGCTGCGGTAGAGTTTCCACAGGCTTCTGGCTCATGGGGTACGGTTGGTTGGATCGGTATTCTAGATGCTACTTCTAGCGGTAACTTGCTTTATCACACAGCATTAGACACATCGAAAACTATATCATCTGGAGATATCTTTAAGATAGCTATTGGCGGTCTTAGCGTAACTCTGGCGTAAGGAGTAAGCGATGCCACTAGTTGTCGCAGATCGTGTTAAGGAAACATCTACCACTGCTGGCACTGGTACGCTAACGCTTGCTGGTGCTAGTGCAGGGTTTCAGTCTTTTGCTGTTATCGGTAACGGTAATACTACCTACTATTCTATTGTTGATAGCACTGCTGGAACATGGGAAGTAGGTATCGGTACTTACACATCGTCAGGTACTACATTAGCTCGTACTACGGTATTGGCTAATAGTTCTGGCACTACTTCACCTATATCGTTTGCAGCTAATAGCAAGGATGTGTTTGTTACTTATCCTGCTGCTAAGTCTGTACATGAGGACGCTACTAATACTGCTTTTGCAGATCAGATGGCTTCTTCTAACGGTATCGTATTAAATAATCTTACTGTAGCTACAACATTCTCTATTCCTAGTGGATACTCGGCTATGAGTGCTGGCCCTATTACGATTAATAGCGGTGTGAGCGTAACAGTACCGAGTGGGTCTAAGTGGGTGGTGTTCTAAATGTTTGGTTTATCGGCATATTCACAAGCACCGTATTCGTCATTAGGTGAAGCTGGGAATGTCGTATTAGCTACTGCTGCGGTAGATGCTTTTGCCACAGTAACGGCAAACGCTTTTGCGGTATATAACGGTGCAGGAAGCATTAACGGCTCTGCTACTGTTTCTGCTGTAGGCATTAGGATTCAGACTGCTACAGGCTCTATAGATGCAACTGCGGTAGTAACTGCGGCTGGTGGCATTATTTATAGTGCTACTGGCTCAATAATTGGTACTGCTACTGTAACGGCTAATGGTGGCTTAATAATACTTGCTACAGGTGCTATAACAGGCACTGCAACGGTCACAGCAGAAGCTACTAGAGTCTTATTCTTTACTGGTGCTATTGACGGTACTGCTACGGTTACGGCTGACGGTATCAGAATTCAGGTAGGAACTGCTGCTATTGATGGGATAGCTACGGTAACATCAAGTAGCGAAGTTGATTACAGTGGCACTGCCTCAGTAGATGCTCTAGCAGAGGTTTCATGTTTAGCAATAGCTGTATGGAACGCAATAGCAGGTATAGAGGGAAATGCGACCATAAGCGCAGAGGGTCAGGTAATTGGCGATGAGTGGGATAACGTAGTAGAACAAGCAAATACTTGGACTATTGTTCCTGAAGGCGGTAATACATGGACAGTAGTAGCAACACAATCTGATACTTGGACAAGGCAATAAAGATGGCTAAACAACGCATAATATTCGGTGAATGGCTACCAGATCAGCCTGGTGTTACAGGTGCTTTAACTGGCGCAGTTAACTGTTATCCAGTTACTAACGGATACGCTCCGATTCTTGATGAAGTTGAGTATTCTGACGATGCTAATGCTGATTTATTGACGTGTTTTGCGGGTAAATACGCTGGAACGGTATCATTATTTGGTGCTTCAGCTAGTAACCTGTACAAGTTTACTGCTGGTACTCGTGCGATGTCTCCATTAACGACTGCTGGATACACCAATATTGAGTATTGGGATGTTACTCAGTACGGTACAAAGATGATTATGGCTAACGGTACAGATAAATTGCAGTCATACACGTTAAATTCATCGACTTATGCTGGAGATTTGTCTGCTGACGCTCCTGAAGCTAAGTATGTAACCGTAGTTAAGGACTTTGTAGTCGCTGCTAACGTGGTTGGCGAAGAAAACAAGGTCTATTGGTCTGATATTAATGATGAAACAGACTGGACTCCTGGTCTTGCTAGTCAATCTGACTCTCAGGTAATGCCTGACGGTGGTGACATCACAGGTTTAGCTGGTGGCGAGTTCGGAATCGTATTCTTAGAGCGTGCTATCTACCGTATGTCCTATGCAGGTAGTCCTTATTTCTTCCAGTTTGACGCTATTAATCGTACTTTAGGCTGTATCTCTGCCGGATCAATCATAAACTTTGCAGGAATGACGTATTTCCTAGCGGATGATGGTTTTTACGTGTGCGATGGTCAGACAACTAAAGGAATCGGTACAGAAAAGATAGATCGTTGGTTCTTTGATAACGCTAATCTAACGGCAATTAAGCTAGGTATGTCAGCCGCAGTAGATACAGAGAAAAGATTGATTGTTTGGTTATTCCCTGCACAGAATGGTGACAATTTACTGCTGATTTATAACATCTCGCTAAACAAATGGTCGTATGCAGAGACTACTGCTGACAGCGTATCGTTTGCTCTAACTCCATCTGTAACGCTAGAAGGATTAGACGCATTTAGCGCAAGCATAGACTCGCTAGGCATCTCTTTAGATGATCGTCAATGGGTTGGCGGACTATTGCTATTGTCTGCTACGAGAGGCCCTAATATCGTAACCTTTAGCGGTCAATACAAACAGGCTGCTTTAACGTCAGGCGATATAGATGTAGGTCATTCAGTTATTACTTTAGGCAGACCGATTGTAGACGCTGGTAGCGGCTCTGTAGCGGTCGCAAGTCGTGAGCTGCTAAATGATGCCATTACGTTCGGTGATGCGTCTGTAGCCGATTCTGAGGGTCGCTGTGGGCTACGTTCGGCAGGTAGGTATCACAGGGTTCAAACTAACCCTAGTGGTACATGGAAAACTGCTGTAGCGGTTGAGATTGATATTAGTGGTCAGGGTACTCGATGACGAGAACAGTCCAGTTTCAGACGTTGCCGCCTTTTGGTGGAGATCAGCGACAAGTTGCTGAGGTTGTTCGTGGAGTTATGGACGGTAAGACGAATAACACTGGCAAGGTAACTTTAGCTACTGGTAACGCAACGACTACGACTATATACGACAGCCGTATAGGTAACGAGAGCTTGATATTCTTGGTTCCTTTGTCTGCTAATAGCCAAGCTAATTATATTCCTTACGGATCGTTCCAAGATAGCACTAACCAGACTGCTGCTAGTACGACTACGGCTTATGCGATAACACTAAATACTACGGATTATTCTAATGGGATATATCTATCAAATAGTTCTAGGCTAAACGTCAGGAATTATGGCATTTATAACATTCAGTTTTCTATTCAGTTTAAGAATACGACTAACGATACGCAGGATGCTGACGTATGGTTTAGGAAGAATGGAACGAACATAGCAGCATCAAATAGTAGATTTGGTTTCCCTCCTAGAAAAAGCGCAGGTGATCCTAGTCATACTATTGCAGCACTTAATTTCTATATTGAATTGCAAGCCAATGATTATGTTGAGATAATGTGGCGTGTTTCTGATACTGGAGTATCTATTGAGCAGTATGGCACTAGCACAAGTCCGACAAGACCTGCTGTACCTAGTGTTATAGTAACTTTACAAGATATATCTGCATCAGCATCAAGTAACATTTATGTATCCTCACAAACTCAAGGGAGTGCAACTTTGACGCATTTTTCTAATAATACAGCAGACAAGACATACGGCTACATAGTGGTGGGTTAATGGAATTTCGACATATTCCAGTAGCAGAAATACGAGGGTGGTGGGCATCAATTAAAGCACCATTGGACAAAATTAAAGGGTATAGCCCAGAGGATTGGATAGTAGAAGATGTCTATGCAGATTTAATCTCTAATAGATCACTTCTATGGGTAGTTTTGAAGGAGCAGAGGTTCGGTGGCTTCTTCATATTGCAGCCATCTGGCTTACATCTACACGTTTGGGCGGCTTGGACGTTAGAAAATGATTATCAAATGGTTGAAGATGGGCTAAAATACATAAAAGGCTTGGCAAGTCAAGCTAATGCAAAATATGTAACTTTCAGCAGCCATCGACAAGGTTGGCAACGTAGGGCTAAGAAGCTCGGCTTCAAGCCTAAACAATGGATTTGCGAGGTCTAATATGGGCGGTGGTGGCGGAGGTAGTACAACGACAAGTGGTATAGATCCAAGCATCAAGCCGTATGTTGAATATGGTCTTGAGGAAGCTAAACGTCAATATCAAACACCTGGCGCAGCGTTCTTTCCTGGTCAGACTTATGTGTCTCCTAGTGAGGCTACTCAGTCTGCATTACAGGCTGCTCAAACTAGAGCTATGTCAGGCTCTCCAATTCAGCAAGCGGCACAGCAAGAGTATCTATCCACAGTTCAAGGTAGAGGCGTTAATCCATTCCTAGAGGGTGCGTTATCAGGCGTTAATCGTCAAGCTACTGAGGCTTATACTCGTGGCGTACAAGGTATTCAGTCTAATGCTGCGTCTAAGGGTCGTTATGGTTCTGGTGCAATGGGTCAGCAGGTAGGTCAAGCTCAGGACATATTCGGTCGTAACCTAGCGGAACAAGCAGGTCAATTAGCTTATAGTTCTGCTGAAGCTGAACGTGGAAGACAGATGCAAGCTGTAGCTGGTGCGCCAGCTTTTGCTCAGTCTGATTACCAAGATATTCAGAGGTTACTAACGGCAGGTCAAGGTGTTGAATCGTATCAACAGAAAGCTCTGCAAGACGCTATCAATCGTTACAACTACGAACAAACTCTGCCGCAGCAGAAACTACAGCAATTTACTAATCTATTCACTAGTGTACCTTCTGGTGGTACTAGTACGACTACTCAGCAAGGGGGTAAATAATGGGTGCGCCACTTTTAATTCCAGCTATCGGTGCTGCGGCTGGTGCTTTAATGAAGCCTAACAACCCGTTACAAGGTGCTTTGCTTGGTGCTGTTGCTGGCTATACTGGTGGGGCTGCTTTAGGTGTTGGTGGAGCTGCTGGTGCTGCAGGAACTGCCGCAGGGACTGCTGGAACTGCTGCCGGAACTGCTGCTGCGACTCCTTACGCAATACCTGGTCTTGTTTCTAGTGCTGCCCCTGCATTAGCCGGACAAACTGCTGCTGCCGCTACTCCTTATGCTATTCCTGGTCTTGTATCTAGCGCAGCTCCAGCATTATCTGGACAGGTTGCTACTGCTCCTTATTCAATACCTGGTTTATCTGGCGGTGCATCTCCTGCTTTTGCTGGAGCAAATTCATTAAGTAATGCAGTGTCTAGTGGAGCAAGTGGATTCCCAATAAATCAATCTATAGGACAAGCTGCAAGTCCATCATTTTTAGATAAGATAGGTATGGCTGGTAAATCTGCTTACGAAAATCCGATGATGACAGCGCAAGCATTAAATGCCACTAATAGTTTGCTAACTCCAGAGCAAATGCCATCTGCTCCTACTGTTCCAGTACAAGCTAGAGGTCAGTTAAAACCTTTTAATCCAATGGAATCAATGGATCCATACAGACAATCAGTAATTAGCAATCAACCGATTTCACTATTAGGGTGATATATGGCAATACAAGATTTAACTCCGTTCGGTACAGCTCCTAAATTCTATCAAGGATTATTGGGTGAGGAAGAAACTGCTGCGCTACAAAAGAAAGCTCAAATACAGGGCTTGCTAGGTGCTGGTCTTGCATTGGCTAAAGGCATGAGTGCTTATGGCCCTCCACGTTCAGCATTGCAAAACATTTTAGGTTCAGTAGCTGGTGGATTTGAGAGTGCTAGTGGCACTTATCAACAAGGTTTACAAAACTTCCAGACTCAACAGCAATTACAGCAAGCAAAGATGCAAAGAGAACAGGCTTTAGCATTGCAACAAGAAATTCAGAGAGTTATGCAGACTCCTGAAGTAGCTAATAATCCTTCATTGGTAGCTTTGTTACGTGCTGATCCTAAAGAAGGGTTGAAGTGGATTAACGAGAACATGGCTATATCTCGTGCTTACGCTCAACCGCAACCTGCTGCTCCTAGACTAGATGCTGAAGGTAAGGTACTTGAAGTTCCTCCTGTAACTGCTCCATTAGATAAAAGAGCGCAGTTATTCCAGACTTTAGATCGTCTAAGCGGAGTTGCTGGTGAAGGCGCAAGAAAAGAAAAAGAAATCATCCTAAAGCAAATTGATGAGCTAAATAAACAAGAAGAAATAGTAAGAAAGCAACAAGACTTTACTAATGAAGCTCGTAGGGTTGCAGGTTACTTGTTCCCTAATCACGATTTTAGTCAGCCATTAAATGCACAACAAAGCAAACAGTTAAATGATGAGCTGCAAAGATTAAATATTGAGCAAAAAAGAGCTGGAGCTACTAATCTTAATGTAAATCTTCCAACAGAATCAGAGCGTACTGCTGGTTATTTAACTACAAGATTAAAAAACTCATTATCTCAATATCAAGATGTAGTTGGCGGCAATCAAAAAGCAGCATTGCCAAATTTAGCGGCAGAAGTTGTTAAAGGTGTTACTCGTTCAGATTATCTTAAGAATCTTGTAACTCCAGAAGATCGTCAACGTGCTGAAGCTGCTCAGTTAGATATAGTAAGTGCCGCCTTAACTCTTTCTACTGGTGCTGCATATACTAAAGAAGAATTAGAAGCTCAAACAAGAACATATTTCCCACAGTTAGGCGATAAGCCTGGAACTATTAGAGATAAAGCAGTTAGATTAGATAAGTTATTAAGAGATGCTGCGATGGTTAAAGCTGGTCGTGCTGCTCCTGCGCCATTACCAAGTGGTGGTTCTCTGATGAATATTGATACAAATGCAATTATCCAAGAGTTAGAAAAACGTAAAAAAGAAGGTAAATAATGGATTTATCTAAACTGTCTACCAAAGACTTAGAGTACCTTAAGGCAGGACAAATAACTAAAGTATCTACTGCTGGTCTTGAGGAAATGGCAAGACAGCAAGGATCAACTGGAGTTCTTCAGCCTTCTGTAGTTGCTCCTGTTCCTTATTCTCCAACTGCTGAACGTGTTAGAGCTGCGGCAGGTGGTGTTACGTTTAGTTTGGCTGATGAATTAGAAGCTGCTGTACGGTCTGGTGCTGTTAGCGGTGAAGAATACAGAAGAATCAGAGATCAATTAAGAGCGCAGCAAAGTCAATACGCATTAGATAGACCAGTAGAATCAACTGCTTCAGAAGTTACTGGTGCATTGGCGATGCCAGCAGCTCTAGCGGTTAAACCTATAACTCGTGGTGCAGGTGTTCTGGGCGATATAGCGTTAGGAACTGGTACTGGTGCTTTATACGGTGTTGGTAAAGCTCAAGAAGCCGTAGATATACCTGAAGAAGCAATTAAGAATGCTTTACTTGGCGGTGGTATTAGTGGAGCTTTAAGTGGTGTGGCTCGGTTAGCTGCTCCTGCAATTAGACCTGAAGCTGCTGCATTACGTGAAAAAGGTATTCCATTAACTCCTGGCTCTGCTTTCGGTGGTGCGTATCAACAGATAGAACAAGCTGCTGAAAGTTTACCAATTGCTGGTCGTATCGTAAGTGGCGCAAGAGAGCGTCAGTTTGAGAAGTTTAATACTGCCGCATATAACAAAGTATTGAGCAATATTGATCCTGCTTTAAAAGTGCCAGAAAATTTAACAGGAAGAGCTGCGTACAACTACGTAGAAGAAAATATCGGCAAGCAATACGATAAGGCATTACCACAAATAAGCATTAAATATAATCCTAGAGTTGAGAGGTCTTTGGATGCTGTGGTCAATAGATATTCAGGCACAAAGTTACCGCCAGAATTAAGCAAAGATTTTAAAACGTATGTAGATGGTCTTAAAGCAGACTTTAGTGCTAATCAAGTATTAAATGGTCGTAGAGCGCAAGCAGTAAAAGAAGATATTGCAGGTATGGCAAATGCTTACTCTACAGCACAAGGCAAAGATAGATTGTTAGCTGATGCTTATAGAGACTTGCAAAACGTCTATATGACAACGATGAAGAATCAAAATCCTGCTTTTGCTAAAGAGCTAACTAAGGCTGATTCTGCATATAGAGACTTTGTTAGAGTTCAAACAGCAATGGCTAAAACTCGTGGCGAGGAAGGTATCTTTACTCCTGCACAGTTAGAGGCTTCTGTGAGACAAGCAGATAGATCAGCTCGTAAAGGATCATTTGCTCGTGGCTCTGCTCCAATGCAAGATTTATCTGGAACAGGAACATCAATTTTAGGTACTAAGGTTCCTGATAGCGGAACTGCTGCTCGTGGAATGACGGGCGCATTTTTAACTAGCGGTGCTGCTTATATTGATCCTTTGGCTGGTAGCTTAACTGCTTTAATGTCTGCTCCATATTATAGACTTGGTGAAAAAGCATTATTTGCTCCAAGAAATCCTACATTTAGCGAAGCTGTACAAAGAGCTAGAACTGCATCTCCTTACGCAATACCTGGCTTACTTGGATTAGGTGAACAATAATGGCAAAAACAAAGATCAGCGAATTTAGCGCAACAGCAAGCTCAAATACTGATATTGACGGTATTAATCTTGCAGAAGGCATGGCTCCTAGCCTTGTCAATAACGCAATTCGTGAATTAATGGCGCAGTTAAAGGATCAGCAGGTAGGTACTTCTGGTGACAACTTTACGGTAGGCGGTAACTTAGCCGTAACTGGTACATCAGCATTTACTGGTAACGTAGCGTTTAGCGGTACTACGAATACGATTGCTGGTAACTTAATACTAGGCACTGATACGTCCTCTACAGTGGGCTTTACAGGCACTACAATCAACGTTCCTACTGCGTTTGTGATTAACAGCACTGGAGCTGTAAAAGTTCCTACAGGAACGACTGCACAACGCCCTACTGCTGCTACAGGTCAGCTAAGATATAATACAACTTTAGCAATACTTGAGACGTATGATGGTTCTGCATGGGTTCCAGTAGGCGGTGCTAACGGTGGTGGTGGAGCTATATTTGAGAACAGTAATACGGTATCAGCTAACTACACGATTAGTACAAATAAGAACGGAATGAGTGCTGGCCCTATAACAATAGCGTCTGGCGTAACAGTAACAGTACCCTCCGGCAGTCGGTGGGCGATTGTTTAGTCGATAAGGAATAAGATATGGCCAATGTTCTAACTGCGGGCAACTCCTCGAATGGGGGTACTGCAATATCTACAGACACTAGCGGTACGTTAAATATTGTTACTGGATCAGGTTCAGGTGCTACTGCTGTAACGGTAGATGGTTCTCAGAATGTTGCTGTAAACGGAAATATGTCGTTTAACTCAGGCTACGGTTCTGCTGCTGTTGCATACGGATGTCGTGCATGGGTTAACTTTAACGGTACAGGAACAGTCGCTATTCGTGGATCAGGAAATGTAACAAGCATTACTGATAACGGCACAGGGGACTACACAGTAAATTTTACTACTTCTATGCCAGATGTAAATTATGGAATAAATGGACTTTGCAGAATTAATAGTAATAACTTAAATAATATTACATTATCATCAGCAACAACTCCATCTGTATCTGCTGCTAGAGTTTTAACGAATCAATCAACATTATTCGATGCAGATTATGTTTATGTTTCAGTATTTCGTTAAGAGGACAAAATGAATTCA